TTAAAATACTTATTAAAACCCACATCCCACTCATGTGCAACAAAGCCTTCTGTATTGTCGGGATACTTAAGTGGACTGCCTTTATGAAAGTATACTTCGGGTGATGCAGAGATTATTCTTCTTATAGCATTTCCTCCAAATCCTGCATTGTAATTTACAAAAATAACATTGTAGTTATATTTTTCTATTACAGAGTCTAAAAGATCAAAATAATCATTTAACTTATTTTTCATACCAATTTAGGATTTTTCTACCATTTTAATTAGATCATCAAGATACCAGCGAGCTTTTTTAAGATCTTCAAGCTGCTTTTCTTTTGCATCATGCTTAAGATTATAACGAGTAACATACTTAATCACATTACCTTGTGAAAAACCCATATCCCAAGAATCAATATAAGTAGTAGTTTCAATTCCTTTATTATAGTGAGGTGGGTGATTTACCATATCTACGTCACGATTTAGATAATCACGTATCTTTTTTTCTTCAGGTGAAGAAGAGATTTGTCTACGAGTAGTTTCACCAAAATTACGTTCATACACAGTTTTACCACCATCAGGAGATTCATAAATTTTAGGATTCACTATATCATGATGTGACTGAGACTTTTCAATCCTATGTTTTCGTTCAGCTTCTTCTTCTTTTGTTTTTCTATTAAGAAATTGTTCAAAAGTTTCATAATCAGACATTCTATCTCCTATTTTGAGTGAGGTGGCATTTTTGATTCAACAAACCAAACATGCTGACGTAGCTTTGGGTGATATTTACGCATGCGCAACTTATGTGCATTACGTAGTTGTGTTAAGGTTTTAGCATGAATAAAATGATAAGAAGCTGAATCACGTTTTTCCCCCTCTGGAATCATCCATACTTTATTATTACGATTCTTTTTTCCAGCCATTATTCTACCTTTTGTTTAATAGCGTTAAGAAGTTTTTGAAGATTTTCTTTTTTATTGAGATTTACTCCATCAACTTCTATTTCTAATATTTCTTCAAGTTCACGAAGCATTACCTTTACAGTTTGAGATCTATCTTCTTCTTCAATAATAGGTTTTTCGTAAATTTTCAATTGAACTAATTTACTTATAACACTTCTATAACCTTTTGAGAAGTGAGAAGCTAATTCATATACGTCTTTTTGTCCATTTTCCGTATACATTCTAATTAGTTCTTCCTCTTGCTCATCGTTCCAAGCTTTAACGCTCATTTTTTACTCCAGTTCTAATTCTAATTGCGTGCTCCAAACATAGCGTTGAGCTACAGCATCGCTTGCATCTTCAAGTAGGGGTATTAAAGAACTAACTTCATCAGCAGGTATTGAGAATCCCGACTTTGTAGGATACCACTGACCAGTGTCTCCATCCATTGAGTACTCTCTAATATGTAGATAAAGTTTTTCTCTAAATTCGTTTATTGTTACTTTTACAGCGTTTCCATTAGGTTTATGAAAAGCTGTTCCAAAATCTATATTCATATAATCCTGACAATCTGGTTTGTGTTAATAAAATCTTTTAGCCACGGGGTGACAGGGTAAGCACTAAACACTTGAACTAAGGAATACCGAATCTCTGTTTTTGAATTATTTATCATACCATGACCTACTAAATCTGGATCAAAAATAACTGTCTCGCCTTTTTTCAGGGAAAATTGTTCAATCTCTTCGTTATGTTGAAACTGATAGATAAAATTTTCACTTTCTGAAAGAGCTGTAACAGCTCTCAACCTAAAATCTTCATTAGTTTTTGCATTAATATTATTGTCATCTGTATGTATAGGAATCGTTTGTCCAGGTTCTTGTTTGTGAATTCTAATTCGAGTAGTATCAAATTCGAAAAAATCAATTAAAGAATTACATAGATTATAATATTTTGTATAAGTAAAATCGCTAGAGTATTCTACTGGTTTATTTCTATAAAAACTATGTATTTCCCCGTCAACACTCTTAATTGATACTGCATCGACGTGGCCAGCCAAGTCCCGATCATCATGAGCTTTAAAACTAAGTTTTGTCAACCAATCAGTATTAATATCTAGTTTAGTCTTAACCCTCATAAGCATATAAATATTCCTTTAGTCTATCACCCTCAACAGGACGATCTAAGTAATCTTTACCTAGAATCCAAATATCAGGATTTTTACTTTCTATCTGCTTTAACCACTCACTATAACAATCTTTTACCCCACTTAACCCCCTAAGATACTGCGCGCCTACAGTGTGAAAAGCGTTACTCCACCAGACTATAGAATTTTCTTCGTCTGTAATTCTGTCAGTGATTTTATGAGGGTCTACGCAAATGTCGCAGTGAGTGAATGTATGTTTTAACATCTTATACCTGTCCCAATGTTCTTTTATTGCTTTTTCACCACCCCACCACTTCAACTCTCTTTGCCAAAGCTCGTTTCTTGACAGACGTTGAGTCTCATTTCCACCTGTCTCATTAATTCTGTACTTTCTTTGAGCATAATCTAAGAATCTTGGATAGTCTTCACCATTCCACTCTTTTAAAAGCATTTTTTTAAAAGCTAAAGCAGCTTTACTATAATCAAAGTAATGTACTTCTGCATCATCTTCAAAGCCATAATGGTTAAGGATCATATTAGGTTTAAAACTAGCCGCTACTGCATATAACTTTTTGATTGGTTTATTCATTTCAACATATTTAAGATCTGAGTAATTTTCTGTATTCCAAAAGAATACGCAATCTTGAGCAAAATCTACAATACTGGTAATCCAGGACAACTGATGTTCTAGTTCAGCAGCACTAGTTTTAGGATAAATATATTGTTTGTGCTCTCTAATTTTAGGATGAAAGTTATAAACAGTTAAATCATTTGCAAGAGAGGTGTTGATAAAATTCCAACCATCCACGAGAGGAGTACATACTGTTAATTCTTCTGTAGGCATTAATGATAAAGGTGTATAATCGTCATGAATATCTTTTACGTGTCTCTGTGCTTTGACAACAAACTCTGTATCTTTTGTTTTTTCTCCAAATACAGGTTTATCAAATTTTTCGTAATACTTTAAGTTAACCAACATACATTGTTTATGAAGCCCATAATAACCTTCTTCACCTTTAGGATTGTTGAGATTTTTTTTGTTTTTATCCATAATGTGTCCAGTAATGAAAAAATCTTGAGATGAAATCCATTTTTCAATGAACTGAAAAAATTGAACATCTTTAATGATATGCCCCACTGATTGTACAATACAGTAATCTACTTCGTGCGATAAAGCTTCGTCTAAAACATCATTTATAGATTCTTTTACGATAATCGGACCAAAGTATTTAAATCTAGTAAAAAACTCTGTAATTTCTTTGTTTTTTTCAGCTTGCGTAAGGTTGCCCGACATACGTGTATCATCATAAATACCTACAACGTAGTTTTTATTTTTACCCATGATTCTTTTCATAACTTCTCACAACTAGATTTTCAAATTCTTTTGCCTTAATTCCATGAACAATTATGTGATATCTATCTTCGTCAGAATCGTTAATATAAGCATGCTCATTACCTACATCTAACAGCATAGCTGTTCCTGGTTTAAAAGGTACAAATCCTTCATGACCTTTCATTTTCATTTTACATCCTTCAGGGTGGTTTAATGCTATATTAATGGGTGAAAGTTTGTTGGTGTCTGAGTCTTTATGAGGGGTTATAAAACCACCAGGCTCTAATAACATAAACCGCACTCTAAAGTATGCTTTATAGGGAAAAGTTTCTTTGAAAAAAGACACTGTATTAGGACATAATCCTGAAATTTCTGTCCATCTGTATGGTGTTTCTTTGTTAGATTTATATCCATACTGTTCAAAATGGTTAGTTTTCTCTGCGGAGATTCCATGGATTGCTAAACTACGCCAGCCTTTGTGTCTATAGCCTCCAACCCCATCTTGATCACGGTGTTTTACAAATCTATCTTTTAATGCTATAGCTTCTTTTAGCATAGTTTCATGATTAAATTCAATATCAAGCTTTAACCAAGGTAGGTTACTCTCATTTACTATCCAGTTAAAATCAGTCATAAATATCTAATAAATCCTCATCAAAGGCAAAACTAGTTCCGCACCCACAAGAAGCCTTGGCTCCAGGATTTTCTACTTTAAGTAATTTGTTCATCCCTTTATCTTCAAGATCAATAGTAGTTCCATATAAAAACTGTAAGGATTCACGATCCACTATAGCAGGCGGAGATTCTGAAAATTGAATATCTTCTGTTCTAACTTCAGTGTCTACATCGAACCCATAGTTAAATCCAGAACAACCTCCTCCAGTAACACCGAAACGAAAGAACTGCCCTTCCTCTAAGTTTTGAGAGATAAAAATTCTGGCTTTAGCAGTAATATCAGGTAACTGCCCTGAATAAGAATCATCAATAATTGGAGCATTTCCGTGAAAATCATCTAATACCTTATCTGCAAGAGATGCTGTTTGTGTAGAAACGTCCTCAAGACTTGCTTCAAGCTCTTCAAACCACTTATCTAAATCATAGTCTTGCATTATGTATCTCCTTATGAATGAGTTCGTAGTCTTTATAATAGTATTCTTTGATAAGAGAAAATAACTCATCATCAAAATATTTATCTATATATTTTTTATATTTAGTTTTAAAACCGTTTTCCTCTGTAGTGTACAGTTTAGGAACTTGATTAAACACCTTAAAATCTTCATTAAATTTATCTAACCCATGTTCTTCTAACAAATAAAAATGAAAGTTTTTAGCGTATTTTTTAGCATTATCTACATAAACATGTTGTGGAATAAAGTATCTACCTAATTCTATTTTTTTGAGATTATTTAAGATATAATTAAAGTCTTCTTCTCTAGACAGATAAATAAATTCATAAAGAGCACTAACCCACCTTTTTAAAGGATCTCTAAGAATAACTATACAGTTTTCAATGTTAAAATTTAAATTATTTATAGCGAGGTGTTCTTGAGAAATTGTTTTTAAACTTGTAGAAGCATGTTTTGGTATATTGATAATAACATTTTTATTAAAAACAATACACCTATTTATATCAGTTCTCCAAGGTTTATTAATGTGGTAGAAAAACTGCTCTCCGAATCTTTCTTCTATCTCTCTTCTTAGCTCTGGTACCCTAACTATTGTTTCTATTTTTTCTTTATAAACAATAAAGTCGCGTTTAAAGTTTTGGGCCTCTGACTCAGTAACTTCTAAATCTCTTAGATGCATTAGTTCTTTTTCAGGTTTCAAGTTATTCAAACCACTTATCAAGATCTATGTCGTATAGCTGGTACTTTTCTTGCATATACATCCTCTAAAACTTTCGCATAAGAGTTAACAACATTATTCCACGTATTATTCATCTCAAGGTTCTCTAGCTTAGAAAAATGCTGTTTTTTATCGTGTGAATGATAAATATATTGTAACACTTTTGTTAAAGATTGTCCATCAGGCTCATTCATAAAAGTATGAGAATTCATCATAGTAAAAGCATCTCCTGGTTTTTGAGCGAATACTTGTCCTGACGTAATATCTACTGCTTTAGGGTTAGTTTGTATACGTAACCCTACATCATTAGGTATAAAGTCTTCGTGTGGTCCTTTATCTGGTAGGATTGGTAGACAACCGCTTGCAACAGCTTCTTGTACGTGCATACCAAAACCTTCTGCTCTATAAGGATGTACTACTACTTTTGAAGCAGTAAATAGCCCTGCCATTTCTTCATCAGTAAGAGTGTCATCAATGTAAATAACTTTTGCGCACTCTGTTTTGTATTGCATTTTAATAAGTTCATCAAGAATGTTATTTTTTCCGTAGATTTGTGGAGTATCTTTAATAATTAGTCTTGCGTTGTCGTATGCCTTAAAACATTTATGCCAAGCATTGATTAGTAAGTCTAGTCCTTTTCTCCATTGAGGATTACCGACATATACAAAGTTAAACTTTTTAGGGTCAATGTCGTATTTAGTTAAAGGTTTTGCCGATTTGTTAAATACGTCTTCGTTATATCCATTTGCAATAGTAGTAATGCGGCTTGGATTTAGTCCGCCTCTTATAGCAATATCTCTTATATAGTTTGAAGGAACAATTACATGATCAGCAAAAGTTTCCCACTTATGCTGCCATTCAAAAGGAAGTTTTGGGTATTCCCACGGTTGGATATAGACAACTTTAGTCCCATCTTTTGGAGGCCACTGCCAAATTGGTGGATAAGCGTGTCTAAGTTGTATATTAGCTCCTGTCCTAGGTAACTCTTTGCCCGCAAGTTCTTTAAGATTTTTGACTACATCTTTACTTAGTCCATGTGCTGGATCATAAGAATCTAAAGAAGTTAGATACACATCGTGATGCTTTGCTAAACCAATAGCAATATTACGGTTAATAATAGTTAATGAATGATTATCATAAAACTTTCCTACAATTTCAACTAACACTAGTAAGCTCTCCCTAAGTTTTGTTTAATATATTCTTCTACATGCTCTGAAGGAACAGCGAACA